GCGCTTGCCACGAATTCCAATTCGCGAAACTCCGCAAAAAACTCCAAAGCTGATGCCGATCTCCAGTCGCGGGGAATGATGAGGCTGGTAATTGCCATACGCGGGAACGTCTGCAACCCCGTGACCACGAATAGCGGCTGGCGCTGCTCATGCAAGGTTTGCAATATCTGATAGCCAATAGAGCGGTTTTCACTGCGCACCGTTCCGCGCACGCGCAACCCGATTGGGCGATTGTATATGTGATCTGTGACTACACCGCCCGTTTCGATTGGGTGTTCGGTCACCTCACTTTCGTAGGTGATTATTTCTTGCGTGAACACATCAACGGGCAAAAACCCGATGGTTTTTTGTGTCAGTCCCGGCAGGCGTCCGAAGAGAATTGAGAATATTGTCATGCGTCAAGTCTCCAATGCGGTGCCGGCGCGGTTGATTTCGCGCTGCATTTCATCCCGCACGCGGGTAGCGATGTATTCGGCATTCTCGCGGCTTGATCCGGGCGGCACTGTGATATTGATATTCGCGTCAAGCGTGACGGTGTTCACGTCGCCGCCTTGCGTCGTGGTTGCAGGCATTTGCGGGCCGAAAGACGGCTCGAAAGACATGTTTTCCCGCAATGCGTCCAACTCCTCACGCGACATCGGCAGGTCGGGCTTGAAGCCATCGCGGGGCGTGACTTCCATTTCCGGCAACTGAATAACGCCGTCGCTGTCAACTTCAGGCTCGGAACGCTGGTCATCGCCGCGCGGCTCCAGCCCGATCCTGTCGCGCAACCAGCGGTACAACGACTGACCCAGCGTTTCACCTTCATCCGCGCCAAGCATCTGGTCCAGCGTGCCGCCTTTCGATCGCAAGTCCCGCGCACCCTCAACTAAGTTGTTAATTCGATCTCCAATTAAAGCGACACCGGTCAAAAGGCGGATAAGCGGATGTTGGTTTAGCGTGGAGAGCGCCCCAGTCACGGCCAAAATGCTGGAAAAAAGAGCAAAGAAACCGAAACTTGCCCCCCACGCCCAACGCGCCAAGGCCAGGCCCAAAACGATGTTTATGGCCCTCTCAAGACCGCCCATCTTGTCAATAACCCACTGGACTTTTTCGCCAAACTCTTCGTAAGACCCTAGCAGCTTTTCAATCAAGCTGTCTTGCCCGTTGACCCATGCGATGATGTCATCCAGCACAAGCGCGGCGAGGAATATTCGCAAGACTCGCCGGATCAATCCGAACCGTGACGCAATCGTGGCAAGCGCAGTGGCAAGCAATATCGCCGTGCCTTCGTTGTCTTGAAGTATGCCTGCGAGAAACTGGAACCCATCGACAACGCCGCCTATTAGGCGTCCCAGCGTCCGCATCACATCAATCATGATTTCAAAAGCACGATGCACGCGCTCAAGAATTAGCTCACGATTGACAACTAGAAACTCGGTGAACGCCTCGATCATGGGCTGAAAAACCGGCATAAGCTGTGCGCCGATCTGAAGCCTAAGACCCTTTAATGCGGTTTGCATATCGGTCATGGCGTCAGTAAAAACAACCGCCGCTTTTGACTGATCGCCAGTCAGGCCCCCGCTTAACCGCTCAAACTCTTCGCCAAGCCGCCGAACCTCCTCGGACCCCTCGCCGATCATGTTAAGAAGTGCAACGCCCTCGCTGTCGAAAAACTTGAAGGCGAGCCGCACGCGCTCGGACTGGTTTTCAACCCCACTAAGCGCGTCGGCAAGCGTGTTCATGGCTTGATCGGGCGTCATATTGCCAAGCGCCTGCGCGTCCAGGCCAAGCTCTTGAATAGCCTTCTGCGCTTCTCCGCCGCCTGCCGCCGCTTCGGACAACCGCCGCGTCATCCGCTGCAACGCCATTTCCAGCGTCTGTTGCTGCACACCACTGCGCTCGGCTGCAAAGCGCAGCCGCTCCAGCGCGTCTGTCGTAATCCCCAGGCGGTCGGCTGTCTTGCTTAACTGATCGCCATATCGCGCCGTATCATTTGCCAGCTTGAACGCTGCTGCGCTCGCTGTGGTCGCAGCCCCGACAAGCAAAACCAGCCCATTGCGAAGCTGGCGCACTCGATCATCAAAAGACTTTACCTTGCGGTCATCCGCTTCAAACCCAAGGCGCGTAAGAAACTCTCTGACTATCAAGATTTCTTCCTCGCCTTTTCTTGCGCCGCCGCTTGCATATCCGACTTCATGTCAAGCAAGGCATTGGCTTTGTAAATGTCGGTCAGCGTCCAGCTTCTGTTTAACTCCTCCAGCGTTGCGATGCCGTCCAGCACCAGCCGCCAGACCGGCCATTCCTCGGCCAGTCCATCGTCTAGCTTGCCGGGGAGTTTCGGGCCACTGCTTCTAGCGCGCCTTGGAACCCAAAACTCCCTGCGCCGAAAAAATCATTCGCCACCACCACCGCAATAAGCGCCCTCATCATCTCGCCATAGTTTGCGGCATAGTGTTCTTCGACCTTCACTGGCACGCCGTCGCGCGTGGTGTAAGCAAGAAGCTGCTTTGCAAACGATCCATCTGGGTCGTTGGTGGCTAGTGCGTCCATGAAAGACGAAACCGCCCCGCCGATAGCGGAAAGATCAATCTCGCCGTCCATAATGCTGTCCAGCTTGCCCTTGGGCAAAGCGCCCATGCCTTCCTTGATCGCAGGCCCGACCATCTTTCCGAGGCGCATCTGATATTGCCAGCCGGTCATACCGTTGAAAGGCTTGATTACGTATTCATGCCCGTTGATCGTCTTGTTTACCGGCTCAGCCATTAGATAGCCGCCTCAGCGCCGCCTACGAACATTTCAAGCTGCCCAGTGCCAATAGTCCACTCGCGACCTGCGCTTTCGCGCCCCCCGCCTAGCGACGGCATGGATTGAATGGTGCAAGCGTCGGTTTGCGCAACGGATCGCCCGTTATTGTCCTTAAAAAACATCGGGACGATGCCACCATTGCCAGAGCGGAACGCCTGATAAATCGCGGTCAGATCATCGTTCGCCGCCGCGCCCTCGTTAAGCGTAAAGGTCACGGTCGCAAGATAGTTGTTGCTGCGGTTGAACACCACGTTCCGGCCATCAGTATCGACCTGACGCGTCATAGCGTCTTCATCGAACTCGATGGTGATATCAGACCCGTCCTGGAACCCTTGAATAGGGATGCCGTCGATCTGTAGAAAGTGCTGCGCAGCGTCGTAGACAAAACTTGCCATATCGGCCTCCTTATGCTGTCACGATACCCGAGACATTCACGAATTTGATCGCACCGGCAAGCGGCGCGTCAAAGTTTACATCGCGCAAGATCCGGTTTGCGCGGTCGTCAAACTCGGTTTCTTCGCGCCGCAATACGGATGTGGTGAAATCCGGCGTAAGCAAACCAATGTCCGCGCCGATATCCAGGCGATTGCGAACAACGCCCTCCACTCGGCTGATGCCTTCGTCGGTGTAGGGGATCTTCTGGCGACGATCAGCGGCGCGGCTCAATAGTTGATAGATGTCTTCAGAGAGCCGCGTTTCCAGCCATGCAATGCCGTGCATCACGTCGCCCCATTCGCCGCCCGCCATCTTGCCGCCCATCGCGCGGGTAGCCGATGCTACGCTGATAAAGAATTCCGCGTTCTTATCCTCGGCGGCGCTGCGCTCCGTGCTTGTGAAGCTGTCACCTGCAATGCCCTGAATAGGCTGATCGTGCCATGCCGCCGTGCCCGGCCCGCTCACGCGGCTTTCCGGGATCGGCAAGACCCGCCCCAGCATCGCCATGTCGGCGTAGTTGGTGGCTGCGGCTGTGTGGTACACGACGCGGGCTTGATCAAAATTAGCATCTTGCAATTCAGCGGCGATATCCTCGGTGCTTGTGCTGTCCAAAATGTCAGCATCAGCGGACCGGAACCAAACCTGACGCGTGCCCGGTAGTGCCGATACCGCCGTTGCAAGCGCTGTTGCGTCCGCTACGCTTGGGTCGGTTTCTTGCGTTGCTACGCAAAACCATTCGTCATTGACGGCGCGAATTTCCTCCAGCGCTTCAACGTAAGTTTCCGGTGCGGCGCTATCGCGAAAGCCGATCACAATCTGGCGCGGCTGCGGGGTCTGTGCAAAGAATGCCGACGCCGCTAGGTATTCTGGGTCGGTCGTTTCGTAGGCGTCCGCGACCTCTTCCAAGTTGGCATAGGATGCGGCCCGCACGCTGATGTCGGTTTCCCCGATAAAGAGCGGAACGCCAAACGACACGCGGCTAACTGCCGACGTGTCGCGAAGGATCTCGACCTTAACCCGGTCGCGGATAAGACTAATCGCCATTGGCAGTCACCTCGTCTGTGATAGTGGTTTCATCAACGGTACCCTCGTAGATCACCGTTTCGATTGCGCCGACGCCATACACCAGATCGCGCGCGGCGCTAAATCCCAAGGCCATGACAACGCGCGGCTCCATTTCTGAACCGATCACGCCATCAACCGTTTGCGGTGCAGAAAGCGGAAGCTGGAACGTCAGACTGCGGCCCAGAATGTCCAGGTTTTGCTCACGGAAATAGGCAAAATCCATTATGTCTTGCGCGATGTTTTCCGCTTCGTAAATGCTGGACCCGTACACCTGAATATCCGCCGTGATAGACACCCACCGCACAACTGCCTGATCTCCTTCCTCATCAACGCCTTCGGAATAGTCGCGGGCGATGTCGGACACGGTGCCCAGCTTGAGCGTCACGAAAGGCGGCGTTGGCGCGGGCGCGTTCTGATCGCGGATCACAACCTTGCACCCATCGGGCGTCAAAACGTCCAGCCATGCGCGGATCTTGTCGTAGGTCGCCTCCATTACACTATCCTCGCGCAAATATAGGCGTTATGCGGGATAATGCCGTTGACCCATTCTTCTGCTGTTGCCACTTCGTAATCACCTTGAGGCAGGTTCACAACATCGGCCTTCTGATCGCCCTTTTCGGTCAACAATGTGTCGTTTGTGAACAGCTTTACCGCGCCTGTTTGACGGCGACCTTCAGGAAGGCGCTGCATATCCTCTGCACTTGCAGGCTGCACGCTGGCCTTAATGGCGACCGTTCCGGCAGGGTCATTTTGCCAAACGCCGTCAACGTAGCCGCCCTGCGGCTGGCGCGTAACAGTCACCGCTTGGCGAAAGCGCGCCCTCATAGCTTCACCTCGTACCGGATTGCCGTGCGCATTGCGCGGGTGTCGATAAGGGGATTGCTAGACCCCTTGGCTTCTATCGTCGCCGCGCTGTTCGGCGGGCTGCTGATTGATGTGATCTTGTCTTGCACGTCACGCTGCGCCAACTCGCCAAGCTGTCCAAGACCTCGCTCGAGCGTTTGAAGGTCGGTAAGCGCCCGATCAATGGCAGTGTCTGCGGCTTTGCCCCAGGCGCTGCGCCGCTCGTCAAACGTTGATCCGAGAAAAGGGCGCGCCGGTATGCGCTTGGTGCCAAACTCATTGTAAGCCGCATAAGCCGCAATAGGTGTACCATCTAGCGATACACCCGCATCCGATTGAATGCCTACCGTGACCTCCGCGCCCTTGATTGACGGGATTTTGCGCTTTAGTTCACGCCATTTCTTGTCGTTCACCTTCAGGCGTGACTTAGACATGCGTCACCCGAGTGCGCGGTGCGAAAACACACGCCCTGCTCATGCGGTCATATTCCGCGCCATAGCTGGTCGATGACAACGCGTCTCGCGCTCCGGCGGCTATGCCATAGCTTTCTGACAACTGCCCTTCCGACTGCGCTGTCACAGGCCCAGACACGCCGCCTCGCTGGCCAAGAGTTAGGATGTGCGCGGCAAGATAAGCCACCAGCATAGGCCGCTTGTCACCGCACAACTTGGCCGCAATCTGCATATCCGCCAGCGCGATGTGATCCGTCGCATCGACTGCGGCGAATTCAGGCGCGATGACAGGCAAGATTGCAGCCGGATCATTCATCCCAGTCTATCCCCATTCCTTCAAGAGCTTCGCGGGCCTCGCGCACCTCCGTGGTGCGCCCATCACCGCGCGCCAACTCGATCAGCGCATCGGTATCGGTTTCATTCTTGACCGGAGCGGGGGCCGGTTCTGCGACCGGCTCAGGCTTGGACACATGGCCTACCTGCAAGATGCCAGCCGACATATCGGCTCGCACGATCTTGTTGCGATTAAGCGCGGCAAGGTCGTCGTCACTCACATCGTTGACGCCCGGCATAAGCCGGACGCCTTCGCTTTCGTACACACTCGGACGGGTTAGGGTGATCTTTGGCATTGCCTTAAATCCTTCCGCCATTGAGTTTCTCACGCAACAAATAACCCTCAAATGCCCAAATCTTATTGCGGGCATTTTCGCGGGCAATCTTGCGCCCGATAGCTTGGTCAAAATTCTCAGGCGATGCGGCGGCGCTTTCTCCGACAACAATAAACCCGTTGCGCAATGTCAGCGCGCAAACGGTCAGTGTCGTATTGGGAAAAACATGATACTGCTCGGAAACAATGGCCGCATCAATCATTTCAGGACTTAGCCGTGGCGCATTAAGCCCCTTAGCTTGAATTTCAGCTTCAATCTTTTTTTCGCTTGTCATCTGTTTAGCTTTCTATCTGGCTTGGTTAGCGGGCGGCACAAACCGCCCGCGATGGTTTTAAATCCCGTACTTAAAAACCTGCCCGA